TTTGATCTCATCCATTTCTTCAACTCTTCGGATTCATAATAATCCAAATTCGCTCTGAAATCCCATACACACGCCATTATATTACGCGAGATATTAATTCCACTAAACATAGTAATTTTTGGTCGACTACGTCTGGAAAAACCCAAAAATTCTGTATACTATATATTAATTTAAGTTCCTGGAAAATGTGGAAAATCTGGAAAAAAAACTAGACTTTTTTATTTATAATCATTCCGCAATTTTTAGATATGAAATCCTATCGGATTTAATATATAAAATTGAACCGCTCCGCTCATACACTTCCCGATGCGTATCGGCGCATCTTATAGATATACTATAAATACATTATTCGACCTTTAGTTTAGTTGTCTTCATATTGGATGTCTATCCAATAATTGATTGTGCAGGGTAGAACAGTACTGCCGTTTGTTCCACCTTGTGCATTGAGTGCCTGAAAGAAAAAGAATAAATTCTTTCCCTGTACCGTATTATTAGAGTCATTAAACTTTAACACTTTTTGAACGTACTTAGTTATATCTAACCTCTTAATTACATTCAATTTATAATCGTTATTGTTAAAATATTGACTTGCTGCTATGGAACCAGTCCCATTATAACCAGCATAACCGACTTTGTGTGTCCATCCTTTTTGTATGTCCCAATAATCTTTATTGATATCACTGACTACATCAGTAATATTACCTTGGACTGCTAGCACACTAGACCCCAATTGAAATAGGTTATTAAAATCAGCAGCGGCAGGTAATTCACCAGGGCATCCTTTTAATCTACCTAAAAACATTTGCACCACCGTAGGCGCTGGAAATGGATTAGAATCGACGTTATATCCTCTAGATGTTAACACATATTTGAGCATAACTTTTCGAATAGTCACAGAGTTGGCAATTCTGGACCCTTGAGTGATTCCTTGCGGAATTGTTCCAAATCCAGTATAGGGTAAAACTGGATAAGCATACATACTCGCATTGTTAAGGATATTACCGAAATTCTGTGCCTGATTGAAATTTACAATTTTATTTTCAGCAGCGACATGTATCGATTTCTTTACATATTGCTTGACTGCTTTAGAAACCGTTGGTTTTCTAAGAGGAGAACGCTTTTTATATGAGCGCTTTTTGAGAGACTTAGTCCTAGGACTTTTCATTATATTGTTATAGAAAAAAAACTAGACTTTTTTTCTATAATATATTTTATTTTAAACATCTAACGCACTTATTTCTTCCTCATAAGGCACTAACACCTCATGTTCATTAATCATCCAGATTTTCCATCTGTCTAAACTCAACATATTCAAATCAGGTAACAAATTGGAGAAGACCCATATAGCAGGTGAATCGATCCACCAACACTTATATTTATAACGGCAATCATATAACTTGCCTTTCTTAACCTGTTCGATTGCACTGTATAATCCGAAGAGTCGACTCTTATCAACTGCCCTTGGCATATCGAAAAACATTAATTTCGGATTTCTTATTTTTTTATCATAACATATATCACACGCCAGTGCTATCAGTTCTTTAAAATCATTCAAGGGTGGCATATCAATACCGCCATGCAGTATCTCCCCAAGGGCAGCCACTGTTGATTTACCTGAATTCCCACAAGGGTCATATATCAAATTTATTGTTCGTGCATCGAATACATTACCTGATTGTAAAATTCTCTCCTGCCATGGATATAATGCAATATTTTGAAACTGCTTAGGTAAGTATACTTCTTCTGCTTTCGCAGAATTTAGGATTTCATCTTTATCTGACTCAGGTCCCGCAACCCTCGTATCTTCTTTAAGTGCATAAAAATATTCTTCTAAATGGTTATTCGTTGAGGTGGGTTCTAGGTAATTAGGCACCTTTAATGGTTCCCATAATTTCATCAACACGGACTTAATCCGCTTTTTGATTAACGAAAATCGCCCTTGCCAGTGCTCATATCCAGTGTCACCTTTTTCATGCTGAAAAACCCACTTCTTACAGTTTGATCTCATCCATTTCTTCAACTCTTCGGATTCATAATAATCCAAATTCGCTCTGAAATCCCATACACACGCCATTATATTACGCGAGATATTAATTCCACTAAACATAGTAATTTTTG